TGGGGGTGATCCGTCCATTATAGACATATACATGGACGCACCCCTGTGCGAATTCGTGGAGCTAGTTGCTCCTAACGGGATAAGGCCAGTCTTCGATAAGACTGGTCATATCCATTACTTCAAGCCGCAGAAACCGGACGAAGAGCTACCGCCTGACAACGAACGGTTGAAATGAATCTGGCCGACGGGTCTTCTTAATCTCGATGTTGTATCCATCAGCCTTGAACCGGAATCCGTCAGCATCTACGTCGCCCTTCTTCGCGAATCTATTCTTGTGGATGATGGTCTTCTTGGGACACCAACCGCAGAGCCAAACCTTTTGCAGGTTCTCGTGGACGCGCATGAAGAAGTAAACGTCAGCCTGAAACTTGCTGAACTTTGTTTCGACGACCGAAGCATTATAATTCAACATCGGTCTCGATGTGCAACGCTTCGCTTTGACGTCAACCGTCAGACCGTCGAGTTCGTAGTCGTGAGTAAATGAATTACCGCCGACATAATCAAACTGAGGGTAAGTTTTCTCGAATGCGACCTCACCTAAGAAGCCCGTCATGTTACCTCTACCTTTAGTAAATGAGGTAGTAAGACGCCCGAGTTTTTCAGATCTTCGGTATGCTTCGGCAACGTCTTCCGGCGTTGGTTTGTAAAGTATGAATCGACTCATGATTTGCGCTTACGCGCTGATTTTAGAAGACGCTTCTTAGACCGATACTTAGCGGTCTTCTCTGCAATCTTCTTTGGCTGCTTGACGAATTGTTTGCCAGTACGCATGCCTTTGCGCTTCTTGCGGCTGGTGCGCGCGTATTCTTCGTCAGTCAAAGCTTCACGCGCAGCCTTCGGCAAATACCGCTCGCCTGTCTTCAAAGACGGCTTACCGGACTTGGTCCCCCACTTCTCGCGGGTCCAGTTGTCGAGTGATTTCTGTGAAGCTTTCTTAGGCATTAGTAACCTGATTTTTTGCGGATGATCTTATTCACCCGCTTCTTTGTTGTTGGCTTCGTGTGTCCGTAGCCTTTCTTCTTCATGGCAAGGTGCTGCTCGTAGGTATTAGCCTTGTAGCCTTTGCCGCTCTTGTCATACATCATGTGTGGTTTGAAGTCTTTCATTAGTCTCTGTAGCCTCCTCCGTTTTCCTTGTATCGCACTGCGAGTAGTTGTGCTTTGCGGGCTGACCACTGGCCAGCTTTACCGCCTTTAGTTCCGGCTTTAATTGAGTTAAATAAACGCTTACGGAGCGAAGGCTTCGTGTAGTTGCCTGCCTCGTTTACTCGTGACTTTGCTTTCTTTTTCATTCTGCCATCCTCTGTTCTACCCGCTCTGCGAACGATGCTTTCTTCTTTGCCTCCTCTTTCAGAAGGTTAGCGAGACCCTCCATTCTAGCGGCGACGCCAGAACCGGATTCTTTAGCCTCCCTGTATTCTTCGTTATCAAGAAACTCTTTAGCAGCTTCAGCGAACTTACCTTCCCGAATGTTCTTAAGCGTTTTCGGAGAGCCAGATAGACCGCCACGATACACAGACGATAGCGCAGCGTCTTGAAGCTCTGGAGAAAGGTCGAAGAACTTATCACCCAACATACCTTCTTTGGTTGCCAGTTCAGCCTTCTCGCTGATTGACTGCATCATCATGTCTCTGGCCGCCTCTTTACTAATAGACTTTCCAGAAAGATCGGCTTCTTTAGCAATGCCGCTTCTCCCCATCGTGATCTTTCCGGTATAGTAGGGTGACTTCATGTAAGACTCGTCACTACCGTCACCGATAAGTTTTCCGTATCCGATTGTCCACAGACCTTTAGAGTCTCTGTAAGGCTTCTCAACGAAACCTTCTTTCACCATCAGCTTTTCAGCGACTTTATCGAAGCTGTAGGGTCTCTTGTTGGGCCGGACTAATGTTAGGTTTGGCATTATTTTAAGCGTTTAAGGATTCGTTCGTAGGCCGGAAAGAAGACTTCATCAATGCAACGAACACACGCTTCTTCCTCGAAGTTCTCGCAGAAAGATATTCCGGCGATGTGGAAGGAGGCATGCAGCATTTCATGTCTGAGTGTGGGCAGTATTTCTTTTTCCGGTAGGTTTATGTTTAGGTAAATAGTCCGTCTGTCGTGAACGTATTGTCCGTAAGAATCATCAAGTTCAGTCGTTTTAATTTTGATTCGCTGACCAGCGATCATGACTGACTTTAGTGCTTTCACTTCTTCGATCTGTTCGCGCTCTTGCTTAGGACTCGTAGGTTTTTTCTGGAGTTGTTCTTCGGGTTACCGTCCTTGTGGTCGATGTCTTTGCCATCGATGGCTTTCTTACCTAAGATCTTCCGCATGCGGCGACGCGCACCATTCCGACTAGCCCGATTCTTTTTCTGCTCCGGCTTCTTGTGGTATTCGTCGTATTCTTTGCGGTAGTTTCTCATTATTTAAAGTAATTGAAGATTCCAGTCGCATAGATATCCGCGACAACTGCGGGTTTCTGACCGAGCAATACCCACTCTTTCGGGCTGCTGCCGAAGAATGGTTCGCAGATAACAGCGGGTGGTTTTACCATTGTCACAAAATGTCCGCCACGATCCTTACGCTCAATCGGTTTCGCCCCGCGATCTTTCTGAGCAACGGACTTAGATTGGTGCGCCTTATGGATGCAAAGGGCCAGTCTCTTACCTTCCGCGCTGTGTGCGTAGTAAAGGTATTCGTAGCCTTCCGCCGAAGACGATGAGAAACTGTTAAAGTGTAGCTCGATGGCTACGTCTGCGTTGATTTTGTCAACCTCTTTGGACAACCAGCTCATCGCGCCGCTGTAGGACTCACATGGATAGTCGTCGATAATGGCGGAAGCAATGCCGCGTTGCTTGAGCTGTTTCGCAAGTAGAGTAGCGACCTCTGAGTTGTAGATCCACTCGCTGATCCCACCAACGGACCGTGCGCCTTTGTCACCGATACGGCTGTGTCCAATGCAGATAGCGACCTTCCTGATCTTCTTCGGTTTACGTTTTGCGACCTTTCGCGATGCTTTGAAGGTAGCGATTAGCTCAAGTATCTTATCTAGTAGTCTACTCATTTTCCTATGATGATTGCGCGACGGTAGCTGTAGTCACTGTGGAATTTCTGGCCTCTGCCTTCCAACTGGCCTTCCTTAAAATGGTAGACCTGCCCGTCAACCAGAGTTATTGTCGGAGGATCGTAGAGCGAGCTTCTGTTCAAATCGGAGTCGTTTTGAAAGACGCTCGATCCGCAGCTTGGCAGTAGGAGAACCGTCAGCAGCGAGATCGTCGATTTGGTCTTCCAGTTCATAAATGTAGCGTCTTCTTTTCCAGTTAAGCATAGCAACGTATGCTTTGATCAGCTCGGTGAGCAGCTTGATCATTTCTTTATAGGTCGTCTGTAGTAATAGCCGTCTTCGCCTTTATAAATCTCAGAAAAATCTTTTTCACCAGCCAGCGTCTTATCTATAGTTTTATGTTTCATCCCCTTTAAGAGCATACCCGTGTCAGGATCAAAACTAGCTTGGTGTTTAAACCAGTCTTTTTCTTCGGGATGCCATACCCACGCTTCGTGTGCGTAGCCGTCTTTTTCCGGTTGTGCTACCGTGATCTCTTTTGTGGGGTCGTCAGGTATTGGTGGTTTAGGTATAATTAGAGGATACTTCTTTTTAAGTAACATCCCGATGACCTCGTTATACTTATCCGATTCAGGATTAAAGCCAGCTCCAAGTCTCGTCTCTACGCTTTCTGGAAATGAGTCGGGCATACCTAATCACTTCTTCGCGTTAAACACGTTGAGAGCGAGCCAGTCGATCACCTTATAAGCCTTGCCGATAATGGTATCATCCTTCGGTGTAGGGGTAAGGGCGGCAATAGCTGACGCGGCTGCAATGATGGCGGTGACAACTCCGAAAAGTTCTTCTTTGTTTTCTAGGATGTAGTTAATCATTTCTTTCGATTACGGAAGTTTTCAATAGCGGTAATAGCAGACAGGACGGCAATAATCAAGCCGAGAAAAGTCGAGATCAGTTTGATGCCCATGTCGAGATCCTCTGGCAAAGTTGACATGAACGCGATTGCGGATCCAACGATACCGGATACAGGGTGTGTGAGGTGGTGGAGCATTACAGTTCTTCGGTAGGTTGAGGTTTTATAGATAAGAAGGTCTGATGAGTGAGTTCTTCAACTGATCCAGCATTAATCGGGCCTTCCAGCATCTGGTCATCGGCTTCAGTGAACCGCCAGCAATCAATCGCGATGAGCTTGCCGGAACCGTCGGTAGCGTCAGCGAGCTGCTCAACCGGAGGCAATCCGGTTAAAGTCGTGCCTTGCTTGTTTGGATAACCACGAGTCTGGTCCACTCCAGCTACGAGAGCGGTATAGATGTCCGGTTGCACGACATAATACCGAAAGCCGGTATCGGCCCTCGACTGCTCTATTTCTGTGAGTGGTTGTTCTTCGTCCATTATTCAGGTTCTACAAATTCAAGTATGCCATCAAGTTCGTCGGCCATCTCGAGGTCCTCTTCGACAGGTGGCTCCCAGTGTAACCGCTCAAGGTAACTCTCAAGGGTCAACTCTTCGATGCCGTCACGGTCAAAGTCGTCAGTGTCGAGAATGAGTGACTGCTTGATGCAGTAGAGTTTATCGCTGTTGGTCTGCGGGTCTAAAAATAGGTCAGACCATAACGCGAGCCACCGTGCCGTCCCGTTGTCGTCTGGCAAGCTTCTGGCTTCGTTTCCAGCGGCTGTCAGTTGGTCGTAGCTGGTC